GGTGACGCAGGGTGGCGTTTCTGCGCAAGTGGGTGGAATTTGGGACAGCATTTCCCTACGACGGGACTGGGTAATCTGGGAGCATGACGGGGGACAGCATGCGGGGAGGCAGCTTTGGCGAAGGCTGTGGAATTTCCGGAGATCGTGAACGGCGCGACCTTGGCACATCTGCTGGGAGTGACCGAGAAACGGGTCCAGCAGCTGGTGATCGAGGGCGCGATCGACCGGGCGGGGAAAGGAAAATACGAGACGGTCGCCTGCATCCGCGGCTATATCGCAACCCTCAAGACGGAAAAGAAGGGCGTCGGCCTCGAGATCGCGAACGCGGACCTCAGACTAAAGAACCTGAAGGCCGACGAGCAGGAGATGGCGAACCGGGAGCAGGCCGGGGAGCTGGCGCGGAAGGAAGACTACGCGTTCACGTGGAGTCAGCTCGTCATCGCGTGCAAGTCGATACTGCTCGCCCTGCCGCAGATGTGGCGAGTCCAGGCCGGGCTGAGTCCGGAGCAGGCCAAGGTCTGCCGGGCTGGGATCCTCGGCGCACTCGAAGAGCTGTCCGAGTGGACCGGGGAAGATGACGGCACCGCAGTGGCAGGCGGCGCAGCAAGCGGCGCAGCTACTGAGGCCGCCGCCGAAGATGGGCGGGGTCGAGTGGGCTGAGAAGCACTACCGATTCCAAGGCCAGTCCAGCAGCACGCCGGGGCGCTTCCGAGCGATCGGCTACCAGCGCGAACCGATGGACCTCATCGCCGAGGCGCCGGAGCTCGGGATCGAGCGCGTCGTGATGCGGAAGAGCAAGCGAACCGGGTTCACGAAGGGCTGCATCGTGGCCGCCATCGGTCGGCGGATCCACATTGACCCGTGTTCGATCGCGGTGTGCTCTCCGACCGACGGCGACTCGTCGACGTTCTCGACCACCGAAATCCAGCCGATGTTCGATCAGACCCCAGCGCTCCGGGGTCTCGTCGCAGAGCAACGCGAGAAGAGCAGCTCGAACACGATCCAGCGGAAGAGCTACCTGGGTGGGACGCTCTACATGGGCGCCGCCACTTCGGCGAAGCTGTTCCGGCAGATCTCAGTCGGTCTCGCCTTTGCGGATGAGGTCGACGCCTACATCGCCAGCGCGGGAAGCGGTCGGGGCGGAGGCGAAGGCGATCAGCTGAAGCTGCTCGAGGGCCGGATGGGCGACTGTCCGAACCCGCTCCTGGTGATCGGCTCGACGCCGAAGCACAAAGACAGCTCGAAGATCCAGCGTGAGTTCGAGCTCTCCGATCAGCGGTTCTACCAGGTCCCGTGTCCACACTGCGACCACGGCCAGCCGCTGAGCTGGGGCGGCCGGGATCATGATTACGGAATCAAGTGGCCGGAAGGTCGACCGCTCGAGGCGTTCTATCTGTGCGAGCAATGCCTGCAGCCGATCGGGTATCGGGAGCGGGCGCGGATGGTCGAGGAGGGTCACTACCTTGCGACGAACCCGGACGGGCTCTTCCCGGGCTGGCACATCTGGGCGGCCTATTCGCCGCTCCCTTCTGCCGCGTGGGGCAAGATCGCGGCCGAGTTCCTGGAAGTCAAAGACGACCCGCTCAAGCTCCAGGTCTGGGTGAACACGGTCTTGGGCGAACCGTTCGAGGTCGTCGGGAAAGCGCCGGACGACGAGAAGCTGCTGGGATGCCGCGAGGCGTACGCACTACGCGAGACAGGCCGGGCCCTTCCCGATGGCGAGCCGGAGCGTGCGGAGCTCGTGCCGGAGGGCGTCGCGGTCCTCACCTCGTCGTTCGATGTCCAGCCAGACCGGGTCGAGCAAAGCGTGTGGGGCTGGGGTGGCGGTGAGGAAGTCTGGGTGGTTGAGCACAACGTCTACCACGGCGACCCCACAGCCGAGCCGCTCTGGTCGGTGGTCTGGGACTCGATGCTTCGGCCGCGTTACATGGAGCGCGGCGGAGTCGACTACATCCGCTCGACTTGCATCGATGCGAACTACGCGGCCCAGTCGATCTATCAGTTCGTCAGCCCGCGGCCGATCTACAGAACGCCGGAAGGTGGCCAGGGCTTCACCTGGGCGGTTCGGGGTTCGAGCGGGACCGGCCAGGTCTGGCCCGCGAAAGCAGGCAAGGCGCCGAACTTCAAGGACTGCCCGATCTACACGATCAAGGTCGACCCGGCGAAGGAGTGGGTCTATGCGAGGGCGGACGCCAGACTGAAGGGCGGGAAGAGCGGGCCCGGCACGCTGCACTGGCCCATGTCCCTTGGATCGGACTACTTCAGGCAGTTCACTGCCGAGGAGCGGTTCCCGACCGTCAACGCCAAGGGCTTCCCGGTCAAGGTCTGGCGTCTTCGCAAAGGCCGACTGCGGAACGAGGTCTTCGACTGTTCCGTCTACAACTACGCGGCGCTCTGCGCGCTGTATACGATCGGCCTCGACCTGGACGCCCTGGCCGAGCAAGTCCGCGGGAAAGTGATCGAAGCGCCCACAGTGGCGGCGGACCCGGTGGTCCTACAGCAACCGAACACACGCTACGCGCCGAGCGAGCACACGCCGCGGCGACAACGCAAGCGACGAGACGAGTTTGACGGGTGGCTTTAGCTCAGGCACGCCATCCCGGGAGGTAAGGGGATGGCCGCGTCCGCATCACAGATCGAAGCATGGCTGGAAGCCGCAGAGGCCGCGTTGTTCCAAGGGATCCGCGTGGTCGAGCACAACGGGAAGCGGGTCGGATACCAGAGCACCGCGGACCTGCAGCGCGCCGTCAACGCGGCGCAGGCCAAGCTGGACCGGCTGAACGGCACCGAGCCGACGTCGATGTCGACCATCGTTAACTGGAAGGAGTAGACACGTGGCTGCGAATTGGATCGACCGCGCGATCGGTTTTGTCTCTCCGAAGCACGGCCTCGCGCGTGGTGTCGCTCGAAAGCGGATGGAGCTATTCCGTGCCTATAAGGGATCCGATCGAACGCGTCGAGAGATGGGTGGCTGGCAGATCCCGGGTGAACACATCAATGACTCTCTGAGAGACGAAGCTCCGGACCTGCTCGCGAACGCGCGGGACGCGGTGCGGAACAACCCCTACGCCGAGCGCATCCGGTCGGTGATCGCGATGAACGCGGTCGGCCCTGGGATCATTCCAGACCCGAAGAGTGAACAGCTCAAGGCGCTCTGGGACGAGTGGGCACCATACGCCGCGGCCGAAGGGTCGCTGGGGATCTACGGCCTGCAGGGTCTCTGGGCGAAGACGATCCCGGTCGACGGCGCGGTTCTGATCCGACGCCGCACCCGGCGCGAGTCGGACGGCCTGCCGGTGCCGCTACAGATCCAGACGCTGGACCCGGGTCACCTCGACTCAAGGAAGCACGGGAAGACAGAGACCGGGCGCGTCGTCAACGGACTCGACTACGACAAATTGGACCGGCTCCGCGGGTTCTGGATCTTCGACGAGCATCCCGACCTCGTCGCGTACCAGGAGAGCAAGTTCGTGAGCGCGAAGGACATGGCCTACGCCTTCCGCGTCGACACGCCTGGACAGCGCATCGGCGCGAGCTGGTATGCGCCCATCATGTCGCGGCTCAGGATGTTGGACCAGTACCAGAAGGCCGAACTCGAAGGGAAGCTCCTCGAATCGATGGCGGTCGGCGCCGTCACCGGTGACGCTGCCGGGTGGAACCTTATGGGCCGGCTGAGCGAGGGCAGCAACCCGACAGACTCGCAACGGCAGGAGGACTGGAACCCGGCGACGTTCCAATATCTGAAGGACGGGACGCGGGTGGACTTCTATCAGCCGACGCTCTCGGCGAACTATCCCGGCTTTAACAAGACGAACCTTCAGGCGCTCGGCAGCGGGACGAACATCACCTACGCGGCGCTGACCGGGGACTACTCCGACAGCAGCTTCTCAAGCAACCGGATGGGCCACCTGTTCATGTCGGCGGGGAATCGGACCTACCAGGGCGACGTGATGGTCCGGCAGCTCGGATACACGGTGTGGCGCTGGTTCAACGAGGCCGCGGTCCTGGCTGGGAAGACCGGCACCTTCGAGGCCGTCGTCGATCACATCGCGCCGAAGATCGAGGCGCACGATCGGATCAAGGAACTGCAGGGCGACCAGATGGAGCTGCGGCTAATGATAACGACGCACAAAGAACTGACGACCCGCTACGGCCGCAACTACGACACCGTGATCGCGCGGCGCCAGAAGGAGCGCGAAGACATGCTCGAGCGCGGTCTGGTCAGCGACGGCGAACCCGCAACGACGACGAAGGCCGGTCAGGCGCAGGCGACCGACCCGAACGCCTTCGACGACAAAGACGAAGAGACAGACAAAGAGACAGACGCCAACGACGACGACGGCCTGGCCGTCGCGTAGGAGACTGACATGAGCAAGCGGAGCCGCGCGAAGAAAGCACGAGCACAGCGTCACGAGTTCGCAACGGTGCAAGGCGACACGATCGAGGTCGGCGTCCGTCTCAATACGGAAGGACTCGAGGAAGACGTGCAGCGCGTGAAGGACGCCACGAAGGCGCTCGGGGCGGATGGGATCGAGTGCTTCGCGGCCGAGCTCGTCGACGTGACCTTCGCCGACGGAGAAGGCGCCGACGGAGAAGGCGCCGATGCACCAGGCGAGCGGATCAAAGACGTCCGCTGGTATGCCGGCGACAAGGTGCTCCGCGAGGACTACTGGACTGGCGAGCGTTACTACCTGCAGCTCTCCATGGACCCGAAGCACGCCAACCTGGAGGAGCTCAACAGTGGCGCCCCAGTGCTGAACAATCACAGCCGGTGGGACCTGGCCGACGTCCTGGGCGTCGTCGAGGACGACTCCGCCACGGTCAGCCCGAAGGGTGGTAAGGCCAGGCTGCGGTTCTCGGACGGCGACGAAGTAACGCCCATCTGGAACAAGATCGAGGAAGGCATCATCCGGAACGTCTCGGTGGGCTTCATCGTTCACAAGCTCCGAGACATCACCGAGAAGGGTGACGAGCTGTCGACCTTCCTCGCGATCGACTGGACACCTAACGAGATCTCCGCGGTCCCGATCGGGGCCTCGAAGGGAGCGCAGCTTCTTGCTGGCGAGCCGAGCCAGCTTCTGGGCTTCGCTGAAATTGTCAACCGCGCGCCCGTCGCGCACAAGGAAAGGAAGAACCCAATGGCAGAAGACACGAAGACAGCGGCGGCCGGTGGAACCGACAAGACTCAGCCGGTCGAGGAAGATGTGACACTCGGAGAGAAGCGGACGATGCACGTCGTCGACACGCCGACCCCCGAAGACCTGGCCGAGACCCGACGGACCGACGGCATCATCAAGCTGGCGGCCCAGGTGGACGAGGTCGAAGCGGGCAAACTCGCACTGCTCGACAAGGACATGACCGTCGACAAGTTCCGCGCGGATCTCCTCGAAGCTCGGGCAACGAAGGACGACGCCGGGCCCAGTGGGATCACCTTCGAAGGGAGGGACGAGCAGGGCACGCTCCGGGAGGGCATCCAAGATGCCATCATGTACCGCGCGAACCCTGCGAAGTACGAGCTCACGGAGCCGGGCCAGGACTGGGTGCAGTTCTCTCTGATCGACATGATGAGGGACTACGCCCAGGAGAAGCAGGGGCGCTCGGTCAGGCGCTGGGGTCCGAACAAGCTGATCGAGTTCGCACTCCACACGACCGACGACTTCCCGAACATCCTGGCCGCATCGGCCGCGAAGACCCTCATGGACGGCTACCTGGAGGGGAACAGATCCTTCCTCCCCATCAGCACCTTCCACCCGCTGAAGGACTTCAAGGTGACCCAGATGGTGAAGCGTGGCCTCGTGCCGGCGCTGGCAGCCATCACCGAAGGTGGGGAGTTCAGCTACGGGACCATCGGGGAAGGCCAGGAGCCGATCGTGCTCACGTCATACGGCCGAATCTTCGGCATCTCGAGGCAGGCCATCATCAACGACGACCTGTCCGCGTTCTCCGGCATCGGGCCCGATATGGGCAAGTCTGCCGCTCAGATGGAGAACGAGCAGATGTGGCTGATCTTCACCGCGAACGGTGACATGGCCGACGGAGACGCGATCTTCCACGCCAACCACAGCAACCTCGGAACGGCCGGGGCGCCGTCGATCACCACGCTCGACGAGGCCAAGACCGACATGCGGAACCAGACCGACCCGGTGCAGAGCAAAGCGCTCAACCTGGTGCCGGCCTACGCGATCGTCCCCGCGGAGCACGAGAACGTAATGGGTCAACTCCTCCGGGACGTGACCTACAACGCCACCGCGGCGAACTCGACCGTGCAGCTGCAGAGCACGTTCAAGGCTGTGATCGTGGAGCCGATCCTCGGGGCCGCCAGCACGACCGCGTACTACTTCGCGGCCGACCCCACCCAGATGCCGGGCGTGGTGCACGCGTACCTGACCGGCCAGACGGGTCCGAGCGTCGTGACCCAGAACCCGTTCCTCACGGACGGGATGCAGTGGCGCGTCTCGCACGACTTCGGCACGGGTGTTGCCGATCACCGGCCGCTCTACAAGAACGCCGGCGCGTAACGGCCAGCAGTAGGCCAGCTGAGCGGGGGGCCTAGGTCGTGTGACCTGGGCCCTCTGTTTATGCCGAACCAATGCGCGCCAGTCGCGCGGAGAAAGAAGGAGAAACACCATGGCAGGAACAACCTTTCGAGGCGGCCTCTCGCAGGTCGTGCCGATTCTCGGTCTGGCCACCTACGCCGCCGGGACGGCCTACCACGTGGAAGACCTCTTCGGGGTCTCGCTGAACGACAAGGTGACCGGACAGATGTGCAACTTCGAGACGGCAGGGATTCACTACCTGCCGGCCACCACGGCCGAAGACTGGCTGGCTGGTGCGAAGCTGTACTGGCACACGGTCAACGGGAAGCTCACCGACATCGCCACAGGTGCGGTCTTCTGCGGCTACGCGGTGGACGCCAAGGTCGCAACGACCCAGACCAGCTCGCTGCTCCTGATCGCGCAGTCTCCGGTCTAGCAGTCGCATCCCCCGCGCGGGGTGGTGGATCCGGGGAGAGGGGCTCTTCGCCGGCTCGTCGATGATCCGTCCACCATTCCGCGCCTCGGGACACCATGGCAGACGTCTTCCTATCCGAGGCCACGTTCTTCAGCTCTGCGCCCGATACACCGTCGGACTACCAGCACGGCGAGCTCCTGACGGGGAACGCCGCCGAGGATGAGGCGGTCTGGTCGAGCGCTCTCAATGATCTCTTCCTCCAGGATCTGAGTCTGGCAGACCAGCCGACACTATCGGCCCAGCGCAACTCGCTGGTGATCGGGACGAGTGGCGGCGGTTACTACGGCAAGGCGCCATCGGGCGGCACAGTCCGCGCACTCGATCGTCAGTCGATTGTGATCGGTCACACCGAGCGCGGGCTGGGCACAGAGACCGCGGACGTCCTGGGCGAGTCGTACTACGGCGGGCTCCTGATCGGGCTCTCGCGGTCTCTGACCGGCGACACCTTCTGCCACTCCGGCCCGTATGCTTACGGTGGGGTGTCCGTCTTCTCCGCCTTCAAGGACCTAGCCGGGACGGTGACCTGTTTCGGCGACGGTCAATTCTCGATCGTCACGGTCGACGCGAATCGCGCCAACGCGACCACCTATGCGACCTCGTCGATCCTTGCCCTGCTTTCGACTGGTACGGGACTCACAGCGGACGGCCGACTGAACGTCGGCGCGATCTGGTCCCTCGGCTCGAGTCTGTCGCAGGACACGGAGGCGTCGGTCTTTGCCCTGAGGCACAGCGGGCTACCGGCCACGATCGATGGAGTGGGACACCTTGTGGTCGGGGAGTTCGATGGTGCCGTGGATATCGACGGCACAGCGAATGCATCCGTGGTGCAGATGCTCAACGACGGTTCATTCTCCCAGTCGGGCGTGGCGAATCTGGCTGTGGCGTGGCTCGATGAGGGGATCATCGATCAGACCGGGAAGGCGAACGTCGCCATCTTCGCGCACACACCACCGGGCGCGGGCTCGCCGAGCGAGATCCATCAGGACGGCAACGCCTCTCTGATCCTTCTCGCGACAGACGTCCCGACGACCGGAGAGAACCTCACAGTCACGACTCCAGCGGCATCGCGTGGGATCCTTGGCAACATCGCTTCCGACCCGCGCGTGAACGATGGAGTGTTCACGCTCGACGGCTGGGCCAACTTCGTGAACATCGCGCACCACCGCGGCGACTTGACCATCGACCCGGCGTCGAAGGGCAACATCGTCTCGGGGCAACTCGGCCACACGACGCTGACAAAGGGCACGATGCTAATGAGCGGCTCCGCCTCGATCATGGCCGGGAAGATCACCCGCGGATCGACGATGGAGGTGACGGGCATCGGCTGCGGCGCCTTCGGATACGGTGGCGTCATTGCGGGCGAGCACATCCGCGCGACGGGAGCCTCGAACTGCTGGCAATTCGGAATCGGGGTCAACCCCACCGCGGGCTCCATTGGAGTCGGTGCAGAGGTGCAGATTCATGCTGAACAGAATCCTACCTCGCCGCGGCCTGGGTCCATGTGGTTCGATGGAACCAACTGGTGGCGCCAGGATGCCGCAGGCGCGGCCACGTTCTAGGGGGGTAATGTGGGCGATCTATCTAATCACTCCGCGAAGGTCGACCCGGTGACAGGTGCAGCGACGCTCGAGCGACAAGGCGAGACGATCAAGGTCAGCCGCGCCGAGCTCGTCGGGCATGAGAGAAACGCGCGAAGGGTTCTAGGTGACGTGCGTCGCAGGCGGAACCGATCCGAGAAGCGCCTGGCCGCGGCCGAGACGGAACTGGCGGCGCGAGAGGCGGACGTCCAGAAGTACGTCGACGCGATAGCGGAAGTCGACGCGGCCTCAGTACCGACGCCGCGCGAACTGTAACAGGGGGACAGGCCAGGCGATGGGGTTCGAGTTTCTGCACTCAGTAGGGGGGCCGCCGCGTGTCGGTGGGACATTGCTCTGCGACGTTCTGAACCAGCGCGGCGCTGAGCTGGGCGACGTGTTCGCCAGCTCGACGTCGGACGTCGCGGACTTGACGCACGTGCTACAGCCGGAGTTCGGGGTCGGGCGTTACGTCCCGTCATACCGGGCGCTGCACGACAGCGCATGGGAGAAAGAGAGCCAGCTCGAGGTGCTGCGCGGCCCAGCGCGCGGACGCTACTACGACCGCACCGAGCAGCACGTCTTCGACAAGTCGCGGACGTGGGGGATCACCTGGCCTCTCTTCAAGGCTCTCTTCCCTGGCGGTCGCTACGTCGTCCCGGTCCGGAACTTCCGAGACCTGCTGGCATCGATCATCACGCACGACCTGGAGCATCCAGTGACCCAGGTCCAGGCGGGCCAGCACATGACGACACGCGAGCTCATCGAGCGGATGCTGAAGCTGGACGACGTGCTGGGCGGGACGATCCGTTGCGTCCTTGAAATGTACGAGACCTGCAGGAACGAGATGATCGTGTTCCGATACGAGGACTGGCTTACGCGGCCCCAGGCTTACATGGACTTCCTGTACGAGCAGCTAGGCCTCGAGCGGTTCGTCCATGACTTCTCAGCGGTGCCCTACACGAACATCGACGCGGACAGCCTGCTGCGGGACGCGTACCCCCATCCGAAGTCCGGGCCCAACGGAGAGACGACGCGGCCGATCAGACAGCCGAGCGTCGACAAGTGGCGCGGCATGGATATGGCGGCGGTCTTCAATTGGGCCGCGGAGAGACCGGAGGCGAGAGCCTACCAGTCGATGGTGGATTCGATTCAATGTCTACCTACGTAAACCAGAACCGGGCCGGGGTGATCCCGGTCGACCTCTACGTCAACTCGAGCGTCGGCGCGGTCACAGACGCGACGATCACGGTCGACCTCCAGGAAGACGGAACGAGCTACTTCCTCGACTGGGACGACCTGGTGTTCAAGGCGGCGGGGCACGTCGACCAGGAGCTGACGTTGCCGCACCTGGGGAACGGGACCTACAGCCGCGCCGGCGGCTTGAATCTCGGCGACACGAATCTCGACCTCACGTCGACGCGCCTCACGATGCACTTCGATGGGTCGAGTCCGACGCATCCGAACATCGACGCCTACGACTACTTCGAATTGGCTCCGCCCCACCAGTACGTCCCGGCGATCTCGAACACGGCCGACCCGTTCGCGCTGATGATGGGCAACCTGGGGAACCAGCTCGGCGACGTCGGCATGTATACGCCGCTCGGCGGAAGCGCTGTCCAGCTGAAGCTGCTCACCGATCGCGAGCCGCAACGCGTCCGGCTGGCCGGCGGGCAGGAGATCCTCGTCACGATGCCGACTGTCACGCTGTCGAAGGCTGACCTGGCCTCTGCAGGCGGGACGGTTCAGAAGGGCGACACCTGGGCGCCCACACTGGGCGGCGAGAGTTGGAAGGTCGTCCAGCCTCCGCACACCGACAACATTGGGAACGTCATCATGGAGCTAGCGAACCCGTGACCCATGAACGGCAGACGATCCGATCGCAGATCGAGGCGATCATCGAGGGACTCAGCGGCGTCACGCTCTTCGATAACCCTGACGAGGTGATGGACACCAGCGACCCGCCGGCGGTCTGCGTCTGGCTCGAGAACGATGAGACGACCTTCGCCAGGGAAGGGCAGAAGCTCCGCGAGGCCGACCTGAAGTTCAAGTGCTCGCAGAAGACCATGGCCACGCTCGAGGATCTTATCAAACAGGTAGAGGACGAACTCGATGCCAACGCGGAGAAGTGGCACATCCTGATCCTGCGCGGGACGGACTTCGACGAACCGAACACCGAAGGTCAGCTGCTGTACTCCGCCGAGCTGACCTACGACCTGAAGTATTCATACCCGGCGCTGTGACCTACCGGCTTCTCTATTCCACTGGCGCCTCGAGCGTCGACACACTCAGTAAGGAGTTCACGCCATGACATTCTTCCCAGGGCACCTCGTCCTCGCTCGGATCGACATCTCCGCCTCCCAGACGCTCATCGGTTCGATGCGCGTCGGTTCCTGGGAGGTCTCGAACCCCCCGGTCGACACGACCACGAAAGACCTCACGAACCGATACACCTCGCTGCACTCCGTCGCCTCCCGCGCCACGGTCACCGGCTCCTTCTCTGGGCTGATGAGCGACGACGCCGGGATGAGCGAGCTCCAGGATATTGCCTTCCACGCGACCGACCCATCGTCGGCGATGGAGTTCACATCCGGGGAAGGAGACAAGGCTTCCGGGACGTTCCAAGTCACGTCTTGGGGGATCAGCGGAGGCTTCGACGACATGGCCGAGGTGTCGTTCTCGGTCCAGAATGCCGGAGCCGTCACAATAGGAGCGGACGTCTAAATGGCGGGAAAAGGCGAGCTAGTACGCAACATGATCGAGATCGACCTGGGCCCGGAGTTGGGGACGTGGGAAGTCCCTTACACCTTCGAACTGGCCCAGTCCATGCAGAAGCGGTACGGCGGGGAGGGGGCCGTCGCCGAGGCGTTCCGGGAGAATCGGTTCGGGCTGGCTGCGACGGTCGAGCTGGTCGTGCTGATGGTCAACACCACGAACCCGACGGCGACGCTCGAGCTCCGCCAGGTGTTCGATCCGGTGCTGGCCCAGGGCTGGGGTGTCCTGTCGAAGCGGATCATCACCTACCTCCTGGGCGCGTTCGAAGGCCCGCAGTCCGAGAACACAAAGAAGAACCACGTGGAAGATCCAGACTCGGAAAAACCACCCGCGTCGTAGACCTGATCCTGCCCATCCGGCCGATGTTCGGGATCTGGGTCGGCGTGTGGGCAGGGTCGACGTCTGAGTTCTGGGTGCTCACTCCGAACGAGTGGTGGGCAGTCTGCGACGCACACGCCGACGCGAACGCCATGCCGTCGAAGCCGGGTGAAGGTCCGATCCCGCACGAGATGAAGCTGGAGATGGCCGCCATGGTGCACGCGGAACAACAACGAATCGCCATCCACCGGGCAAAGGAGCGCCGCCGCCTTGGGTAAACAAGCCGAAGTCGTCGAAATTGCGGTCAAGCTGAACGCTCGGCAGTACGCCGCCGAACTCGCCAAGATGGACGGGAAGACCGACAAGGCCACGAAGGGGATGCAGAAGGGCTTCCTCGGTATGGATAAGACCGGGTCGAAGCTCACGAAGACGATGATTCGACTCGCAGGTCCCGCGGCGCTGGGACTGCTGGCGCGACAGATGGTCGTCCTCGGCCGCAACACCGCGAACACGGTCGCCATCCTAGACGACCAGGCAAAGAAGCTCGGGGTGACCACCCAGTTCCTGCAGGAGACGCAGTTCGCAGCGAAGGCGGTCGGGATCGAGGCGAACACTCTCGGGATGGCGCTGCAGCGTCTAGAACGGAGAAGTGCAGAAGCTGCTCACGGGACCGGCGAAGCAAAGGACGCGCTGGCCGAGCTGGGCATCGAGCTACGCGACAAGACGACCGGCGCGATCCGCGGCGCGGAAGAGATCTTTGACGATGTGATGAAGGCCCTCGGCGGGGTCAACAGTGAGGCGGATCGGCTCCGGCTCGGGTTCAAGCTCTTTGATTCCGAAGGTGCGGCGCTGGTCACCATGGCCGACCGCTACGAGGCGCTACGGAATAAGGCCGCAGAGCTGGGGCTCGCGTTCAGCACCGAGACGATCGACAAGGCCAAGGCCACGCGGGAAGAGTTCCTGGTCCTGTCCGAGGTGATCAAGGTCAATCTGACGCCGGCCATCCTCGAGATGGCTGAGGCGATGGCCAAGGCCGGCACCTCGTTTGCCACCAGCACCGCGAGCGCGGCGAACTTCTTTGGAGCTGGCGGGATCGGCGAGCTCAACGATTCGAACTTGAAGAGCCTGCTCGAGCAGAGGCAGCGCGGCGCGGCGTTCTCGCTGCAGCACCTCCTGAAGCTGAGCGCCTCCGAGAAGAATCGTGGCATCGCGGCGGGGCCGGGTGGGATCGCTGAATCCCTGATCGGCGGGAGCCAGGCCGAGCAGGTGCTCCGGCTTCAGAGCGGCGTTGCCGAGGTAAAGGCAGAGATGGCTCGTCGCGAGGCGAAGGCCAACGCGGATGCCCTGAAGCGGAAGTCCGAAGCCGCCGCGAAGGCCCTCGCTCCGCAGCTTGGGCCCGGGCTCGCGTTCCAGGAGGGCACAGGCACCGACGCGTCGAAGGAGCTACGCGGGGAGCTGGCTGGTGGACAACTCGCCCTCGGCGCATTCGGCGCGCGTGGGTCGACGCCATCGAAGGAGCAGCGGGACCAGTTCTTCAGCTTCGGCGGGTTCCTTCCCGAGGAGTATCAGGAGCAGTGGGAGATCGCCATCGCGGCGAAAGAGACGGCCGAGGAAGAGTCCGTCGCGAAGATGGTAGAGGTGTCGACCAGCGCGTGGCAGGAGATGGGGAGCACGATGCTCTCGAGCGTCACGTCGAATTTCGCGCAGATGGTCGTGACGGGTGAGGGATCGTTCAAGCAACTGTCGCAGTCCTTCCAGGTGATGTTCGTCGACCAGGCCATGAACGCCCTGCTGAGCGGCGTCTTCGGTGGCGGTGGCGGCGTCTTCGGTGGACTCTTCGGTGGCGGTGGCAAGGCTGCCGGCGGGCCCGTATCGGCCAACGTCCCCTATATCGTCGGCGAGCGTCGGCCGGAGGTCTTCGTCCCGAACGTGTCGGGGACCATCCTTCCCAGCGTCGGCGGCGGTGGCGGCGGAGGTATGAATGTGGTCATTCACAACAACACTCCGGCGAAGGTGGCAGCGCAGGAGACGATCGGCGTCGACGGACGGCGCGAGCTGGCCGTGATGATCGACGAGGTCGTCGTGGGTTCGATCACGAACGGCCGCATCGGTCAGCAGATCACCGAGGTCTTCGGCGCGAGCCGGCAAGGCGTGAAGGGAGACTACTGATGGCGGCGATCGCGTGGCCTGGCTCCCTGCCGGTGTATCCCCGCTACGGCTGGCAGCAGCCCTTCGGCAATAACACGATCGTGACGCAGACCGACAGCGGGCCAAAGAAACGCCGGCGCCGGTACTCGGCTGCAGCGCCTCGGGTCTTCACCGGGCAGTTCGTCTTCACGAAGGCGCAGTTCGCGACCTTCGACACGTTCTACGAGACGACGACGAAGGGCGGGAGCCTGGCCTTCGACTTCACTGATCCGGTCGACGACACGACAAAGGACTACGCCTTCGAAGCGCCGCCGACGGTGGTCGAGACGCACGAGGACGTCTTCGTCGTCTCGGTGCAGCTCGAGCGAGCGATCTAATGGCGCGGGTGATCAGCGACACGGTTAAGGCCCACCTGTACGCCTTGAACACGGACGAGCCGTTCCTGGTCCTGCTCGAGGTCGACGAGCCGACACTGGCCGAACCGATCCGCCTCGTGGCGAATTCACTCGCGATCACGCACGACGGCGACGTGTACCTGCCCATGTGGTTCGAGGTGGGCCTCCCTGAAGACGACGGCGAGAGCCTGGGCGAGACGACGCTGGTGATCGACAACATCGACCGGGCCGTCGGCGATGCTGTGCGTTCAGTGTCTGGGCGACCGACGGCCCTCATGTCGCTCGTCTCCGAGACGGACTGGGACGAAGTCCTGGCCGGTCCGTTCGACCTTGAGATCGAGCAGGTCGAGATCAGCCAGACCACGGCGACGGCAACCGCCATCGCGCCCGAAGGCCTCTTTAATTGGTATCCGTTCCAGGTCCGCACGCAGACGACAGAGCCGGGGATCTATTGACAGCCTCGAACGATGTCGCGGCGCCCGACGCATGGTCGAACGCTTACATCGGCTGGCCCTTCCTGGACGGTGGCAGGACCGAGCAGGGGATCGACTGCTACGGCCTGCTGGCCTTCGTGTACCAGCGCGAGCTGGGTGTCTTCCTCCCGTCGTATAACACCTACTACGAGGACACCGAGGACGTCCCGGGGATGGACCGGATCTTTGCGATTGAGTCGGCGCGGGCCTGGGTCCAGGTCAACGCCGCCGATCGGCGCCCGTTCGATGTGATCAGGTCGAGGTTCGCGCGACTGACTCACGTGATGATCTACGTCGAGGACGGCAAGGCGCTGCACACCATGGACGGGCTCCGCTCGTCAGTCGAAAGGATCGACACCAGGAAATGGCTGCCGAGGATCTCGGGATACTACAGGCACGCAAAATGCCCGCTCTGACCGTGACGTGGGTCGCCGATATGTTCTCGACTAAGTCGCAGACCGAGACCTTCCCACAAGGCGCCTCGGTCGCGAAGATCCTGTCGGTTGTCGAAGAGAAGGCCGGCACGGTCGGCCGGTGGCACGTCGTCGTCGATGGCATCCCGCTCAACCCGGAGCAGTTCGACGTCACAGTGCCCAGACCGGACGCGCTGATCGTCTTCAATAACGTGCCCAGTGGTGGCGGGAAGGGGAAGTCTGTATTCGGGATCATCCTTGGCGTTGCCATGGCCGCGTTCGGGGTGTTCAACCCGGCCTTCCTGGAACTGACCGCGCTCGGCCGTGCGGGGATGGTGGTCGGTGGCGTGATGGGAGTCGCGTCGGGGATCCAGTCCCTACTGGCGAAGCCTCCACGCCTCGGCGATCTGAGCGGCGGGCGATCGAGTCCACTCGGCGACGTCACGGGAACACGGAACGAGCTCGGCCAGGGGAAGCCGTGGATGAGGAACTTCGGGAAGAATCGGGTCTTCCCATACTACGCGACGAAGCCATTCGTGAACCGGCACGGCGAACAGTGGATCGACATCATCTACGACTTCGGGCACGGGCCGCAGATCCTGACGAACCTGAAGCTGGGCGAGACAGACATCGCAGACTTCCCGGATTCCATCGGTCCGGAATGGGACGGGGACACTGGTGGCTACAGGATCCACCCAGGCTACGACGATGACGAGGACTATTCGATCGTCAGTGCGACGGCGAGCGAGACGGCGGTTACGCGAGAGTTCGAGCGCGGCACGACCGACTCGCAGATCATCACCACCGAGACGGACACCGAGTCGATCTCCCTCGACTTCTTCTTCGAGCGCGGCCTGCTGGGCTACGAGCAGGACGGCGACGAGCACTGGGTCGCGGTCGATGTTCTGATCGAGTGGAAGCCGGTCGAAGATTCAAGCTGGATCAACCTGACGACCGTTGACTACGACACGGCGCTCGCCGAGGACGGGATCTACGACGAGAACAACCGCCATCTGTTCGAACGCGACGCGCGGTCAGGCGAGCCGGGCGGCCACCAGCCGCTCGTCCCGTTCCACGACGCGTGGGACCACACGACCTTCGTCGACTTCCCCCATACCTGGCAGGGCCTGCCCGATGCTCCTGGGGTGTATCGCTTTGTAGGCGACGACGGCGAACCCATGACCCGTGGATTGTTCTGGACGCCGACGGGCGGCGACATCAGCGCCACCCAGCAATACGACGTCAGGGTGACGCGACACGCGGAGGACAACTGGCACAAGTACAGGATGAACACAGGCGGGCCCGGTGCGAGTGCGTTCACCCGTCTAAACGACCACCCAGTGGGCGGAGAGGAGGAGGCCTACAACCTCGACGACGACTTCATCTGGTCCGACTTCATCTGGACGGTTCTCCGGTCGATCAAGTCAGCGGTGAAGAACACGCACCTCGACAACCACTGCCTGGTCGAGATGCGCATCAAACAATCGCCGCAGGCCCAGGGGATGCTCGAGTCGTTCAACGCTGAGGCGTCCTCGGTGCTGCCGACCTACTCGCTCTCTCATTCGCCGGCGCCATGGGGACCGGACACGCGAGCGTCTGGGGACACGCACATCGCGGAGAGCCAGAAGTTCGGAGACGTCCTGGCCGAGATCATGCGAGGCGGGGCGAACGCGCAGCCCTTCCCGGACGCACGGATCGACAGCGTGTCGCTGAACGCCTGGAACCTCTCGAACGTCTATTCCGACGGCGATCGTCTTTGCAACATCGTGTTGACGACTCAGCGGCGTCTATATGATCAGATGCGCGACATCGCCGGGGCTGGGCGGGCGTCGATCACGCGAACGGATGGGAAGTATGGCGTCGTCGTCGAGGAGCCGCGCTCGACTGTGGTCGCGATGTTCGGCCCATTCAACTGCTCGAACATGGGGTCGACGACGTTCTACAAGCGACCAGTCCACGGGCTCCGAGTGGGCTTCATCAACAACTCGAAGAGCTGGCAGACGGACGAAATCCTCGTCTACGGCCACGGCTACGGGGACGCCGAGGCGGTACAGAACGAGGGGAAGGAGCTGGGCACCATCTTCGCCAGCCTGGAGCTGTACGGGGCGATGACGGAGATCGCGGCAGCACGGGAGGGCGCGTTCCAACTTGCCAGCGGCCAACTGCAGCGGGAGATCTTCCACTGCGATTCAGACATCGAGAACATCGTGGTGACGCGCGGCGACCTCGTTCGGTACGTGACGCCGTCTCTCTCCCTGGGACACGGCCAGGGCCGGCTCGTAGATCTCACGATCAATGGGAGCGACGAGCTCGTCGACTTCACGCTCGACAACGACATCGACCGAGACCCGTCGATTCAGTGGGGCGTCCGACTTCGGAAGAGTGACAACCTCTACATCGTCCAGCAGGTGACGCACGACCCGACGAACCCGGCGAAGTTCACGCTCCTGGTGCCAACGAATCCCTCGGGAGTCGATCCAGCCATCGGCGACATGGCGTTCGTCGGATTGTACGAGGAAGAGTCCCGGCCCTGCATCGTGAAGTCGATCGCGCTCAAGGGAGATCTGAGCGCCCACCTGGAGTTCGTCGACTACATCCCGGAGATCTTCGACACCGACGCGACGCCGCCGGCATGGGACGCGGGCATCGTGAACACGATTCCCCAGGATCTGCGGACGCCACCGAAGCCGGTCATCTTCTCCGCGAACTCGAGCCTCAGCGCACGGCGCCGGCTCGCCGATGGCAGCTCAGTGCCGCGCATCGTCCTCGCGGTGGGCTACACGTCGACGACGCTGGACATCTCGCCGCAGTATTACCAGGCGCAGTTCAGAACGAAGGAACCGATCGGCAGCTGGAAGTCGATCCCGGTGACCCCTGCGGACAACGTCGTCGTGTACGTCGAGCCGGTCGTGATGGGGCGAGCCTACGACGTGCGGATCCGGACCCAGGCGCAGTTCGGCGAGGTCAGCGCCTGGACCTATCTGCAGAACTTCACGGTCGGCGCTGACGATGAGACCGGGCCACCGCGGCCGGTGACGAACCTTCGCGTGGCTCAGAACGAGATGCTGACCTGGGACTACGAGAACCCGCCGACGGACCTGGCCGGCTTCATCGTAAAGTCGACGATGGGGACCGCGGGAGTCTGGGAGATCGGGACGCAGCGCCACCAGCAGTACATCACCGGGAACACGTTCCCCATGTCTCGCTTCATGTGGGGCGAGCAGACGATCCAGGTCGCGCCGGTCGATGACACGGGACTCGAGGGCGACCCGGTCGACCTAACGGTGACGATCAGCGAAGTCCAGACCGACCCGGCCCAGTATCTGCTGGGGACGGACGACGTCGACGCGGCGGGGTACACCGGGACGAAGACAGACTGCTCGGTCAGCGCCGGCGCCGTGATCGCCGACCCGATCCAGAACGCCTCCGCCGCGATCATGTACTGGAGTCCGGACTGGGAGACGGCCTGGAAGCTCGACGCCTCGCTGCATTGGGGAATCCAGTCCTACGAGGGCTGCATCTACGAGGACAGCTGGGACATCACGGTGGCCAACAGTGGCGCGATGTTCGTCATCGAGGCGACGATGCAGGGCGCGCACTGGAACTTCCAATACAAGCTTCCGGGTGACACGAACTGGCAGAACCTCGACCGCTTCATCGACGTCCCGCTGGGTGTCGCGACGCAGACCATCGACTACCGGATCCAGATCTGGGGCGCCGACGTCGCGAACCGACCGACGATCGACGACCTCAATGTCCGGACGCGGGCGCGTTCTGTCGTGCGGCACTACTCGAACGTGTTCATCGACGACACCGGGAGCGAACTGATCGACGAGGCGGCCGGCGACTTCCGCGCGATCAAGGTCGTCACGGGGACAGTCGTCTACGACGCGACCGACAACACCGGGCGGAGCATCCTCGTCTTGGATCGTGACGCCACGAACGGACCGGACATCGAGGTCGAGGACTCCGGTGGAACCCGCGTCAAGGCTTACGTCGACTTTACAATCGAGGGGTATGACTAGATGGCCACCGCAGCGCTGGCAGTAGCCGGCTACTGGACGAACCTGGCCCGCACGAACGGCGAGGTCCGGACGACGATCGACGTGATGATGGAGGTCCTGAGAAACAACGTCGGGACCGGGCAGAACAATAAGTCGGAGACGATCGCGTCGGGTGTGATCGATCCAGGCGAGCCAGTCTCCTGCATCTTTGCCAACTGCCAGACGTTCGGAGTCGACGACGATCTCGACCAGATCTGGAATTCGACCGGGAACGACTTCATCGAGGGCCAGCTGCTGGTCCTGTCGAAGGCGCTCACCGAGACGGGCGACATCACGATCAAGCACCTGACCACCGGCAGCCTGGGCGGTGAGTTCAAGCTCTACAACGATACCGACATCACACTCGAGAATGGTCGCGATCAGATCGTGTTCAAGCTCGAGGAGACGTCCAGCAGGTGGGTCCAACTTGGGCCCGTACAGCGCGGCGGTCGATCTGGTGGTGGTGGATTCACCGAGCCGGAGCAGGCCGCCATGGACATGGGATGGTCTGCCTTCATATCGCTGGACCCTGACACCTACGACGTCGACAAGGTGGACGGGAAGCATGCCGCCGATTTCGTCTGGAGGAACTCGGCCGGCCAGATTGTGACCTCCGACTGCGCCTTCGAAGACGAGCTGTATATCGACGACCCGGGCGCGGCGACTGCGATCCAGCTCACGCTGCGCGAGAACGCGACCGGAAAGAAGACGCGGGTTGAGCTGCAGTGGGACCGGACGAACCAGCAGGCGAAGCTGAACGTCCTGAACACGGCCGGGACGGTGACGGTCGCACAGCTTCGAGTCGACCCAGACGGGACGCTTCACTTTTACGATGGCACCAACACTCACAGATTGTGGGGCGGGGAGACTGGAGCTCCGGCGAGCGACCCGGGCTGGGCGTCGTCGTCGACTGTCGACATGACACCCCCAGACGACTATCCCACCATAGAGATCAACGGCACCGCGTACGCTATTGCGGCGTGGCTGGTGTAACCCAAAGGAGAGACCCATGAAGATCAGAACCCGACTCATCGCCCTGGCTCTTTGCTTCGCATTCGTCGCGCCGCTCGGCTGCACGGCGGCCCAACTCACAGGAGCTCGCGAGTCCGTGAAGAGCGCGCTCACCAAAGGAGCTTCGATCGGCTCTCACGTCGCGGAGGGTGCGGATCTCGTTGCCGCTGAGGGCGGGACTGTTGTCGATATCGTGTTCGACGCCGTCGAGGCCACCTCCAACCAGCTCCGCGGGGTCAAGGACTTTTTTCTCGATCTCTTTTGAGCCGCAGCCACCGCCACCCGTTCGACTGAGGGGAGATGACGATGGGAGACCCGAAAGAGCACAACGGGCGAATGAAGATCTCGTCCGGGATGCTGACCCTGATTCTGACCTGTGCCGTCCTCATCGCCAGCCTGGCTGGCACCTTCGCAGTCCATGGCCAGTCTATTGCCACGGCGAAGGAGACAAGCGACGACCATGAGAAGAGGCTCACGGCGGTGGAGAAGTCGGCGATCGTGAGTGAGGTGCACATGGAGCACATCCGCGCGGCGCTGAAGAGGATCGCCGACGCGATGGAGGAGAAACCGAAGCCATGAGGAGACGCCAACCGCTAGACGTTCTTTGGATGAGGCTGATCGTCGCGCTGCTGATGCTGGTGGTCGCCAACGCGGCCGAGGCTCAGGTGGCCGACGTCGACGCGGGGCAGATCGCCACCCAATTCGTGTGCCGAGGGCAGGCGAGCACCGCGGCGGGCGGCACGAACCTGCCGGCGGTATCGGTCTCACTGTTCGTCGACTCGGGCCCGACGATGGTGCCGGTTTGCCACGAGCTCGTCGGGGACGAGTTCGCCGTCTCCTTCTCGCTCCCATACGACCCAGCATTCCCGCACCCGGAGCTCCGCGCACGAGCTCACAGCGCAGCGGGCTGCATCGGGGAAGAGTCGCCACCCAGCGCGAACGCGTGCCGGGTGACCTATACGGTCGAGGCTCCACTTTTTTTGGACAGTTCGCCGCCGTAGCGGTGATCCTCTGGAGGCGCCGACGTGGACTACTACAGAACGAGCATGGGACTGGGCCGAGCGGCTGCCGCCTACCGAAGGCTCGAGGAACTCCGGCCTGATCTCAGCCAGACCTCTGGAGTCCGCTCTGCGGCCCGGAATGCGCTGGTCGGTGGCTCAGAGGGTTCGAAGCATCTGAGGCCACCAGGGCGCGGCCGGCGCGCTGTGGCGCGTGATTACGTCGCCGACGGGATGCCATGGGACAGTGAGAGCGACACGGGGCTCGCGAAGATCGAGGAGCTCGAACACGTGGCAAAGGTGCTGGGACTCTGGGCCACAGTGCACGGCGACGGCCCGAACCAGCATCTCCACACCCAGCCGGTGGCGCCTGGCACCTGGGACTATCCGACCGACGGCTGGCCGGAATGAGGAGACCACTATGCCCAGACCGCAGGACATCCAAGCCTTCCTAGCACCCCCGACCCGCGAGATGTGGGACCAGATGATCCGCGATGGCTGGGCCGGTCCCGAGGGCTCGAGCATGAGTCGCGATCACATCGCCGGCGTGCGGATCGGTCGGACAGGTGCCGCCTTTGCCGACGCCTTCGAGAATGGCCACTGGCTGCCGGCGAATCTGCATGACTGGGCGTATCTGCTCGGGCGGGTGTACGAGCTGCCGATGGACTGGCGACATCGTGCGGACGTGGTCTATCGGCGCGGCTGCATCGCAACTCTCCGGCGCGAGCTGCTCCAGGACGACATGCCCTGGACCTTGAGGCTATTCGGGGCTCTCTTCCTGGCGCTCGGATTCGTCAACGCCTGGATCCGCTACGTCGGGCTGAGGGTTCTCGGTCGCTGGTCGTTTCGCGTCTGAGCCTGCAGCCGCAAGTACCGCCCCAGCCAGCCAGTCTGCCACCACGCGCGCACGGTGCTCCCATAGCTCCGCACTTGCCTGCGCCTCCGCGAGCTGCTGCTCCAGGTGCGTGGCGTAGTCTGCCTCCACCCACTCGCCGCCCGTGAACGGTACGTCACTGCCACATCGCTCTCCGTCGGCGACCATCTCACCAACTGACGTCCACCGCGTGTTATCAAACCCCATCACTTCCCCTCCAGCGCAGCATCCTCTGCTGCCGCTGCGTCGTGCAGATCCCATGTGATCTCCAACCACTTGGACGCTGCCATGCGCGCGCGTCTCTCCCACTTGAGTGCGTCCTCTCCCCTGCCCACCTCTACAAGCTTGGCTCGCAATGCGCGATTGCTCGCCGCCTGCACGCGCATCTCTTCTTGCGCCTGCTCCAGCGCATACTCCAACTCCTTGACCCTGTGCCGCAGATCCCTGCACTCACCGCGTGCCTCGTCTCCGCCCCAGTTACCGGTGGCTCCCTCGTCTCGGTCCATCACTTCTCCTCGTCCGCGGGCGGGGGCAACTCCATGTACCCCATATAATCAAAGTGCGAGCACGATTTCTCCATATCCTTCAGCATGATCTCGTCGTCGTGGTCGGTGTCGTGGCAACCAGAGTGTTCCTTAAACACGGCGAGCGCCTGAGTGGCTAGCTTCCCGGCGCGGGCCATCGTGTTGCGCTCATGAATGGTCAGGTAGACACGGTCTATTCCATCGGCGCCTCGCTTGGTGTGCATCTACCTCTCCTCGTCGGGGGGCGGGGTGGGCGGGCGGCGCTTCTTGTTCATGCGTCGGACCTTCCTGCGCGCGAACTTCGCCTTCCGTGGGTTGCCCCGATTAATGACTGAGAGAACAGTCGCGCCCCTGGCCTGGAAGCTGTAGCCGGGATCAGTTGCGTCCTCGTCGGGCTCTACGGGCGAATCTGGAGCCACGCGATAGACGCCACCGTGCGGATAGACGTAGGCGTAAGGAATGGTAAGGTCGACGGTTCGGGCTACGTAGACACGATCTTCTCGGTGGACTTCACCCCCCTCGAGTTCTCTTGAGTAGGACAAGAGTGTTCCCTTGCCGGTCACCGAGGGCGGAAGGATCCGGTCTCCAACACGAAGCCCCGGGACGCCGCCGTGGTAGTATCGCTCGATCACGTCTCCTCCGGGGGCGGGGTGGGGGCTTCCCATTCGTCCTGTTCTTTGTCGTGCTCTCGAAGGCACGTGCAGTTGGCTGGCTGAGGGAAGAGGAACATGTCGTCACAGTCGCAGCAGCACACCATCCCGCATTCTTCGCATGTGTGAGCCATCTACCGCCCCTCCATTCTGCGCCGACCCTTATCGCGCATTTCGCGCAGCCGCTTCCTGCCGTACAGCTTCTCCATGGCGCTGTCCCATCGTGCCTTCCGGCCCTTGGGAAAGACCTCTTCGCCACAGCCTGGGCAGTCGTCCTCACCATCCACGACCGCGAGTTCACAGCAAGTAGTAAAGAAGGTGCTGTTCGTGTGGGAGCAGAAGTACACGCCGGCCACCTAACCCTCCTCCTCGACCACCCTGAACCGCGCGACCTCACGGCCGCAGTTCGGCAGATAGCAGCGAAGGATCAGCACCTGGCCGTCGAGCGTGACCTGTAGTGGCGCGGTCAGGTGGCACTTCGCGCGGAGGTGCATCTCCTCCTGGCTCGGCTGGTCTCCGCAGAGTTCGCAGTCCATCACCTCCCCTCCTCAGGCCGTGCGAAGACGACGGTCACCTTCCACGCCGGGACCTGGGCGATCAGCCGCTCATTCTCGCCGCGGACGTGGAAGACATCGCACTCGACTTCCATGGCGTTGATGGACGACTTAACGATGTCGACCACGCCGTTCAGGCCGACGCGCCAGTCGTTCACGAAGGGCGTGTCGTATCTCAGCAAATTGATCGTCTGCGGCATCACTTCTCCTTTGCTCGCGGTGCTGGCTTTAGACCAGCCACCAGATTAGAAACACCGCAGCGGCTCCGATCGCGCACTGGACGAGGATCACCTCCAGCTCGCGCACCTTGCATCCCGGGACGTGATCGAACCCGCAGCAGCACGCCCCCCAAGTTGACATCGCGGCGATCTCTCGGTCGTATTCCGCCTCCTCTTCGCACCCGGGGCGATGCCGGAGGACGCGCCCGCGGTCGTTGGAACATCCGCACGTCCAGCCGCTTGCATCGGCCGGCGGTGCTGACTTCATAGGTGTCGGCATCACTCCCCTCCCTCCCCCGGAAACTCCCGCACGCGCAGCCGCTCTGGCGGGAACCGGCCCAGATCGTCTCTCCCTCGCTCGGCATCGTGGTGCTTCGCGTGGTCTGAGCGCGTCTGGACATCGAGGTTTTCCCACCGATTATCAGCGCGGTCACCCATCAGCTCCCTCCTTTCGCTCGTACGGCCTTCGCGACCCGCATCTGGCACATCTGGCCGAGTGGCTTGTGGTCTTCGATCAGGCGCGACATGGCAAAGCCCAGCGGGTTCTCGCGGTCGCCGTCGACCATCTGGTCGGAGTTGAACAGACAGTGGATGTCACGGACGGCGCAGATCCCTTCCGGCTCGTCCGGGTCGTGGATGCAGTTCAGGCACTCGGCCTTCTCGAAGACCTGACGGGCGGTCGTGCTCGGGAAGTAGGCCATCACCCCTCCTCGGGCGGGTCGTAACCCCAGAGCGTGCGGATCTGGCGGAGCGCGTCCCGTAGCGTGGTGCCGCAGGTGCCGACGTACTGCACGCCGTCCTTCCACCACGCGAAGCACTTCAGGCCGTCCTCGAATCCCTTCCGATATGCCTCGCCGTTCGTCATCGCTCTCCCCTCGCTCGTCATCGCTTCCCCCTCCCTCGGGAACACATGCTCACGGTCGGGCCACTTGAAGCCCAGGCCGACCACGAGTCGGCGCTTCGTGTCCTGTTGACAATTCCGGCCCCCCTCGACGCGCTCAACGGTGCGCACGTCCAAGCCGCTGGCTGATGCTAGACGCTCCGGGCTCATGCCGAACGCCTCGCGGTGCTCTCTGACGCGGTTCATCACAGCGGGATATCCTCCGTGTCGTCCGGGTGGTCGCGCTCGAAATTGCCATGGGGTACACGGCGCAGCGCGGAGGCATCGCTGAGCGTCGCAAGGATGCCGCGGACGCCGTCCAGCACTCTCTCCCGGTCATCCCACTCGAGAGGCTCCAGGATGTCGAAGACCTTCCCCACGATGGCGAAGAGGTCAGCCGGCGAGCCAGGCTCTGGGCCCTTCCCGTGGTCGAGTCCGGCGAGGTCTTTCAGGGTCTCCGCCGCGTCGTCGTAGTCTCCGTTCAATGGACCGTCTCCTTCGCCGGCGGGCCTGCCAGCTCCTGGGTGGCGGCCAGATGCGCCTTCAGCCTCTGTCGGACGATGCGGACCGTTAGAGCGGCACTCCCCCAGATCAGGCAGAGAGTCGGCTCGCCCACGTCCGGGAGGGCCTCCCTGAGCAGACCCTTCGCACACAGCAGCGCCGACCTCCCCACGTCGCCCTGTTCGTTCGCGGTGTAGATCACAGCCAGGTCGGCGATACGCTCCAGCAGGTCGGCCGCATCGCTCAGGCTGAGGCCGAGCTCCTCGAACATCTGATCGGATTCGGGTGCCATCACAGACCTCCGTTCAGTGGGCGGTACGCGTAGAACCGGTGGGTCGGGTCGACCTCGTCCAGGTAGGTCGTCAGGCAATTCGACGGCTCCATCCAGTGCACATCGGGCGCGTACCCTTTCCCGTCCAGGGCCTCCACGACGAGGCTCCCAGGCTCGACTCCACAGGCCGTCTCGTAGTCGTCCGGCTCGTGGATGATTGACCAGCACAGGTGGTCGAGGCCGATCTTCGTCGGGTCGACGCCGTAGGCCTCCTTCGCCGCGTTGAGCGCGATCGTGGCGCCGGCCGTCTTGTAGACGTAGACCTGTTTCGTGTGGGTCATCGGCCAGCCCCTACGACGACGCGGCCAGGTGTGGCGATAGGCAGCGGCCCATCGCCACAGGCCATCGTCGAGCTGGCAACCCAGCCGACCCAGGGCAGCGCGTTAGGCCAGACGATCCCAGGGCTGTAGCGGTAGCATCCATGGGCCACGACATCGGGGCTCAGCATGTCGTCGACCCAACGCTGCGCCGCCTCGCGGTCCGCCATCTCGTGGAAGCACAGATACCTGTCACACGAAACCCAGTCGACGCCGTCCCACCGCTCCCACTCCGAGTTGAGCTGCCCACAGCCGAGCAGATAGAGATACTCGGCCGCCTCGTGGTGGACCTTCGCCTCCCCAACGATCACCCCCTGACCGACGTCGCACAGAAACGTCTCGCCGATCATCCCCCACCTCCAGCCAGCGCGACGCACCACCAGGTCAGGACCCAGGAGCTGGAGAAGCACCCCATCACCGCGACCTCGTCCTCGAAGCCTGCGCAGTAGTGCCACACGTTCCAGCGCATTAGGACCGGGTCGCCAGGCACGGGGCAGCCGTGCAGGACGATGCGCGTCTGGCCGTCGACCCTAGGCGCCACGACCGAGTCGATCGAGACGTGCAGGTCGCAGCGTTCCGGATCGACGCGGTCGGTGATCCCAGGCACGAGCAACGCCAGGTTCGCGTCTGTCGCGTAGCTAAAGGCGCCACAGCCGCCGTAGTAGTCGGGGTCAGTCATCGCCGGGCACCTGCTGCTCGCAGTCCCCCTCGGCCTCGTTGCATTCCGTGACCAGCCGCTGGCGCAGCGTCACCAGCTCAGCCTGGAGCGCCTCGAGATCCGGGTCGACGAGAGCCGCGACCGCGTTCGCGCCGTCGTGGAGGCCCTTCAGCATCTGCTCAAGTTCTTCCTTGTCCAGCTTCTGGGCGCTCTCGCGGTTCCGGATGCAGGTATTGAGCTCGTCGGCCTTCGCCTGGATCCGCCGCAGGAACTCCCGGGTCTCGCGGTTCTGGGTGATGTTGAATCGTGCGTGCTCGATCTCGAGCCTCTTCTGGGCGATCTCGGCCTGGGTGCTCACTGGCTGCTCTCCTCCTTCCCTACGTGGTCGGGGATCACTTGTCCGGTCTCGGGATCCGTCTCGGGAGTCGCAGCAGCGAGGGCGGAAGTCGCGGAATCGACCGAGACCTGCGCGCGAGAGTCTGACGCCGCGATGTCGTGGATCTCGTCAGTCGTCCGCATCCCCATCAGGATCTCGGGCGCGTACAGCCGAGCAAAGAACGTGCCGGCGCGGTAGTGCAGCATCAGGTCCGGCATCCTCGGCCACTTGCTGTCCTTCCGACTCCACCAGCCGTCAGCCTTCGCCATGCCGATGGAGACCTCGGGACCTTCCACGATCTCGCCGGTCTCGAGGTCGGTCGCGTAGGCGACGCAGGTCCGCCCGTCGGTGCCCTTCTCGCCGGTCATATTGAACCGCATAGGCGAGAACCGTCGCGAGTGATTCACGCACGCGATGAGGAACTGAGAGCTGAACCCGGGCCGTCCGTGGATCACGTGGATGTTCTGCATGATGGTCATCACGCCGAAGCTGGTCCGCTGTGCCATCTCCATGGCGATCAGCGTGTTCGGGATGTTGTTCTGGAACGCCTTCGGGACGAGCTCGCTCGAGGAGATCGCCTTCGCCTCCCTCTGGGCCTGCTCGAATTCCGAAGTCCTGACAGTGATCTCATTGCTCAATTGTGACTCCCTCCCATTCCCGGTAGACCCAGCGCGGGACGTCGACCGTCCGGATCTCGTCCGGGTAGCCGGGCCATTCGCCCGACTCGATGCAGTGTGCATACTTCAGCTTTAACCCTTCCAGCTCGAACCGTCCCAGGTCCACCGCGTCCGGGTGGAGGTCGTAGATCGCGACCTCGAAGGGCGGGACGTTCTCGACCACCAGGAAGAGGTAGTGCTTCCACTGGTGCGATCCCTCCGCGCTCATCACGTCGCGATAGAACGGTGACGTCCGGTGGTAGCCGAACTTGTAGATGCTCCGCTCGAACTCATCGCGGGCCGCGTTTTTACTGGTCTTGAAGTCGACCACCATGTCCGCGCTCGGGACCTCGATGTCCGGACGGACCTTGGCCAGGACGCCGACGTCGGGATCGGTCGCGAGGTAGCTGACCTCCGTCGCGGTCTTCGCCAGCATGATGTCGCGTGCCTTCGACGGCCGCTCATACAGGTGGTCTCGGATGGTCCGACAGGCGTCGAGGTCGGCCTGGGAAAGTGGCTCGCGGCCGTGATCGACCAGATCAGCCTTCCGATCCTTGAACAGGGTGCTGTTCCGCCATCCCTGGCGGGTGATTGGTTTGCCTTTGGAGTTCTGGATGCCCTCCACCCATTGGGGCTCAAGGCAGTAGACCAGGTCCCACCGCTCGGGCTCGAGGACGACGCAGTGCGCAGCCGTGCCGAACGCCGTCGACGGCGTGTCGCTGCTCGGGTGACCCATGCTCCACTGGCAGTGGGCGCGGGACTGGCGAATGGTCGTCAGCCGTCCGTTGCTCATCGCGTCCCAGCCGTGGTAGGCCATTTCCGGGACCGACTCGTATCGGCCGGTCTCTAGCTCTTCAGTCTGGTCTGCCATCTGGCTCCCTTGAGGCCCGACGCACCCCATCCCCGGTAATGCGCCGAGCCTCGCTGCCATGGTGTCAATCGTTTTGGCAGCTAGAACTGGTGCGCCGCGTAGACTCCCAGCAACCCGGCGCAGACGATCACGGCCAGGTAGAACGCGCGGTCGAAGTTCCGGCTGGCGCGCGAGGCGTGCCACCACTGCCGGCGATATTTCTTAATCATGTCTCTCCCTCTCGGTCGGGACGCCGCACTCCAGGCGGATCTCGACCCGTTCTAGTGTCTCTTCGATGTTCGCCACGTGGCTCTCGATGCTGCCCAGCACCATCAGGCAGCCGATCAACATCATGACTCCCACCACAGACGCCACAAAGAGAGCGCAGTCGGTTAGCGTGCTCATCCCGGCCCCCTGATTCTGATGGCGGCGGCGCGGGCGAAGTCGATCCGGGCCAGCAGCTCAGTGTCGCCGGTCCGGTCAATCATACGAGCCATTTGGAACGCCTCCATGTTCCCCAGCCGGTCCAACACCTCGAGCGCGTAGGCCATCAGCAGCAGTTCGCGCGGTCGGTCCGGCGCCTCGTCGGCTGGCTTGAATTCGCCGCACTCGCGGCGGTCCGGACCGACTGACGCAACGTCCACGGTCTGGCCGTTCCGGTAGTGGGGCGGCGGATACCGGAAGCACTCGGACCCGAGTAGACCGAAGTGGAAGCACTCGCCGCAGGTTCTCATGACTCACCTCGGGCCTTGGCGAGGGCGGCAGTGGCGTCGAGGTAGAGTTGGCTGCTCTCGTAGACGTTATGCGACGCGGCTAGGAGGACTTCGTGGGTGCGTTCGAGCGCCTCCAGCAACTCCGGAGCCGCGGCGATGAGGTGGGCGTTGGCTTCGAGTTGGACTTTGTCTACCCAGTGGCCACCTCCCTTGAGCACCGCAACGAAGCCGTAGTTCGCCACGTCCTCGCGCACACTCCAGACCTCCTCCCACTTTTCCACCTCGCATCGCCACGGTCCCGGTGTGTGCTTGGTCATGACTCGCCCCGGGCCTTGGCGATGGCGGCGCGGGCATACTCTATTCGATTGCGCATCACCGCAACATTAGTGTGTCCAACTGAACCCGGGAGCGGTTGCTCCGAAGCCAGGCCCATCTCCAGAAACCCAGCAGCTTCGTTCGCAAGTGAGTTCAGCGCCTCCAGCAACCATGGCGCCGCGGCGATGAGACGGGCGTTGGCGATGGCAACATCGAAATCTGCCACCCCCTCGCCGCCAGTCTGGTCCTCATCGCTTGCCATAAGCGCCTGGGCAACAAAGCAGCCCACACCATCGGCGGCAATCAACCTACAACTGCAACGGCTGTCGTTTGCAGAACAGATACTCCACGGCCCCGGTGTGTGCTCAGCCATCACGCCACCTCCTGCTTCTTGGCCTGCGCGAGTGCCTCGCCAAGCTTGCGGTGAAGCTCTGCCGCCTGCTCGATGCTGAGGTAGGTTGAGACGGAGACCATTCGATACACCCCGTGCTTGAACTCGTCGCGATCAGTGTTGATCGAGATCAACGTGCGGCTCGTATTAAGCAGGTACGCCTCCACGGTCCCGCCATCTCGACCTGACAGGTGGATGTCGATTTTTGTGCAGCGGTCGTCATGCTTGAAGCTGAAGCCGTCCATCACGCCTCTTCCTTCATCTCTTCGGCCATCTGTCCAGCCAGGCCGCCCTGCTTCATCCACGCCACGAGCCGCTCCGAGCTGCCCTTGCACCCGGCCGGGACGTCGTTCCACATCACCCGCGCATACTCGAGCAGCCTCGTTTGGTTCGTGGAGTCTGCGCGCCCCACAGCCTCCAGGAAGTCGTTCGCGATGACGCCGCTCAGAAAGTGGCCGGGCCCGATCCCGAAAACGACATACCGGGCGAGGCCGCCCACCATGTAGCCCGGGATTCCCTTCTCGAGGAACGTGTCCTCGTATTGCTTCTGCAGGTCTTGAAAGTCCATTCACGTCTCTCCCTTGAGGATCTCGCGAACCTCGGCGCAGGGCCGGTACTTGGGGCGGCCCATTAGAAGCATCTTTAGTTCGTGGACAAGCTCGCGACGCTTGGGGTCGGTCTCTGTGAGGGTCGCCAGCTGCGAATCGACGCGTCGGTCCAGCTTCGCGATCTCGTCGCGGATGATTTCCTCGCGGTCAATCCGCAGATCGGTCTGAAGCTCGCCGGCATACGCCACCGCGTACAAGTCGAGCAGCTCAAGGATCCTGCCCATCATCGCAGCGTCGCGGTGGGGCGTCGCCGAGTATCGCTGCGCCGCATGGGCGACGATCGACAGCGCCGCGGACCGGGTCATCTGCTCCGCCGCGGCCTGGCGTAGGCAGTCAATCGAGCAGGGCGTCGCGCACTCTTCCTCGGGTGGAAGGGTCTCGAAGACGTTGACGCCGCCCTTCGGCTCAAGGATGGCGACCCAGGCGCGGGCCAGGTCGGTGCCTTCGACAAGGAACTCGCCACAGACCGAGCAGGTCGGGCAAGCGTGGCAGGTGTCATCTTTACAGCGTTCGCAGAAGGTGGCGCGGTGGGTCTCGGGGATGGTCGAGCAGGCCATGGTGGGTCTCCTTCGATTAGTGGACCTTAACACCACTTATCGGACGCGCAAGCAGGATCTTTAAGGTTGACTCAATAAAGTCTCCCGGCTACGGTGCCGGCCATGGCGAACCCAGTCCTGAGCCTCCGGCAGCATGTGCAACTTTCCCAGGCCGCCTTCGGTGATTCAATCGGTGTCAGCGCCGCCAGGGTCTGCCAGGTCGAGAAGGGGATCGACACCTTCGGCCGCTCGACCATTGCGCAGATTCTGCGCACCTACGCCGACCAGCTCAAGGCTCTAGAGCTGACGGCGCTCGACTTCCTGAAAGATGCGGCGTGATGGCACACCTCCGCCGCGGCTGAATTCTCGCGGCCAATTCCGGCCGCGGATGGGAGGACTGCACAGCATGGCCACACGAGGAAACCTGAGAGAGCTCCGGCAAAGTCTGCCGGAGAGCCAGCGGAAGATCGTCCAGGAGGTGATGGCGCACATCGAGAGCGAGCTCATCGACGCCTTCCCGGAGCTGAACATGGGAGTTCAGACAGCCACCGCCAGCGGGTCGTTCTCCGCGACCCTGCAGATCAAGGGCGGCAAGCGGGGGCGGTTCGTCGGCAAGGTCTCGGCCCGCGTCAGGACGCCGCGGGAGCCGTTCGAGATCGACATGCACATCGACGACGACGAGCAGCTGTCGCTCGGTCTGCCGACGAACTGGAACGAGGGCGAAGGCGAAGGCGGGGAAGGCGGCGAGGAGTAACGCCAGTTAGTTCGGTGGGGGGAGAGGGGTGAAGAGGCCGCGCTATCCGAGCGACGACAAGCGTCTGAGGCAACGCCCTCACGTGAAAATCCATCTGTCTGTGAGGACCCATCGGAAGACGGTCGGCCACTTTGACGGCGCCGAATTCCGTGGGCAATTCCTCGCGCTGATGATGGTCGCGGCCGAGGCTTTCGCCGGTCGAGCAGGCGGGAAGCTTCACCTAGGTCCGGCCGACATCGCGTGGATATCGGGCAAACGTCGGCCCGACGTTGCGTCAACGTCGGTCCAACGTCTGCTCAACGTCCTCGAATACTCCTTCGAACGTCGCGGCGACGTCATCGTGACCTCGATCCCTAAGTTCTCGAAAAAACAGGGCTACGGCTCCGCGGACGGTGGAGGTACTCCGCGGAGTCCGGAAACCCCCAAGGAACCAAAGAACCAAGGAACCAAAGAACCAAATATAGATAGCCCTGCTCCGCGGAGCGCGGAGCGATCTGTCTCTTCCAAGGGCGGTCTGACCACGTTCCCAAAGGACACCACCGAGATCGAAGACGGCCTCCACCGGTGGTGGTTGAAGCACCCAGAACACGGACCCCCGAACATCACGCACGCGATCGACAAGGCCCGCGACTGGGCGGAGGGGAAAGGCCACAAGCGGAAGAGCTGGCTGGCAGTGATCCGGAATGGTGTCCGAGACGGCTGGCTGCAGCCGAAGAACGGGGCCGCGAGAGGGAACGAGAAGTCGAGCGCCGTGAAGGACTCTGTTCGGAACATCATGAGAACATCACCTTCGAAGGAGAGGCGAGATGGAGATGGCGGAGCAGGAAAAGGCCTACCGTTTGACGATCCTGGCTGAGCTGTTCATGGGCTTCGGGATCTCGGACGAGGGACGGATCCGATTTTTCGCGAACAAGACTAGCCGCATCCCCTGCGAGCTCTTCGCCGGAGCGGTCGACAGGGCGGTGCTCACGAATGAGTCTGGGTTCATCCCTTCGCCGGGGCAGATCATGAAGGCCGCTCTGGCCATCTCACCACGGCAGCGCAGCGAGATGTCCGGTCAGCTCTCGACGCCGCGCTGGTATCGGGTCGCGATCGGGGAGGCCCGCGAGAGACCGAAGGAGACCGGGTCTCGCATCGGTGAGGGCACACTGACGACAGCCGCACTCGAGGCGGTCGTGGGAGGGGAGTGAGGGATGATGTCCGTCGACTTCTTTGTCCTCGGCCGGCCAGTTCCTCAGGGATCGATGAGGGCGATCCTCAGTAAGACGACCCACCAGATCATCATGCCGACGCCGCCGAAGCTGAAGGCCTGGCGGAGGACCATCGCAAAGGCCGCGCGGCCGTGTTTCGACATACCATTCAACGCGCCGGTCTCGCTACGCTGCACGTTCTACCTAAAGCCCCCCCAGGCTCTCCCCTCGTGGCGTAGGTGGCCGGATAAGATGCCAGACCTCGACAAGCTCGTGCGGGCCGTCGACGACGCTCTGACGGGCATCGCCTTCGACGACGACAAGCGTGTGGTGCTGATCGAGGCGAGGAAGATCTGGGGCGTCCGTGAGGGAGTCGAGATCTCCGTCAGGCCGCTCGAGCAAGCGGAGCCGCAGCAAGTCCCGCTAGGCGTGTGACCCAGCGGATCAACAGAACGAAGGAGGCGAGAGATGGCAGACATCGCGAGAATTGAGAAGGCGTGGAACATCCACCAGCTACGGCGGGACCGGGCCCGTCGGATCCTACAGGCGTTCCACTCGGAACAGGCGCGCGACAACGCGCCCGCGTTCCACACCTTCACGCACCTGTTGCTCCACCGGATCGACGCGGAGGTGCTCGAGCTCAACAGCCTCCGGGAGTTCATCTCGGTTGTGATGCAGGAGGCCGGCTTCGTCGAGACCATCCGGCACCCGGTGATCCAGATCGACGAGAACGGAAAGAAGAGAGTCACCTCGATCGAGTGGGGTGTGAGCATTCCGAAGCTCAAGCTCAGGCTGCGGCATAACGGCATAACGGAACCGTTCCCGGAGGAGTAGGGGGAGATGGACTACAGCGTGCGCGACTGTTCCGACTGCCCGTTCCACATTGGACCGCGGAGGCTGGGGCACTTCTCCCAGTGCGTTGCTGAGGCTCTACGGGGCTTCCACTCGCTGAAGTTCGAGGCGTCCAGCGAGCCTCCGGGGTGGTGTCTGCTCCGAGAGGGCGCGCTAACACTGCGCATCGGCACCAGGCGGAGCGACCGACAACCCGTCGAAGAGGCGGAAGGAGACAACGATGGCCAAGGCGATAGGCTTCGAGATCCGGGGACCTGAGGCACCCCACCACAGGTTCATGGCGCACTCGCGTGAGGACTTTATGACACAGTGTGAGGCGTTCGTGGACGGTCTGCAGTTCTTCTCGGACGACGTGATCGACCCTCTCGCGGACAACCTCGAGAACGACACGCCGGCCGGTGAGACCATGGGCGACGGTCAACCGACGGAGGCCTACACGTCTCCACAGGGCGGTGACGAGTCGATCGAGGCTTACGATAGGGTGAAGGCCGGCGGCGACATCGAGCCGGACGTCGACGCGGAGAAGGATGAGCATGTCTAAGCGTGCCGACGACAGCCCCCTGGACCCTTCCAATGTCCTGGCCTTTCTCCAACAGGCGGCCGAGGTGGCCGATGAGCGCGACCGCTTGGCGAGCGCATTGCAATACCGTGGACTCCTCGCGAAGGTCGCCGTCGCCATGGCGGAGCACCCGATGAGCGCCGGCATCGGCGACCGGTGGATCGGGACGCCGCCGCCGGCTACTGCTGGGCCATCACTAGAGCCAGCGTGGACGCACCTCGATCAAGTGATGCCGGACCCGGACGAGTGGGAGGTGGTGGTCGTGGAACACCCGGTCGCGCACTACACATGCTGCCTGACGTCCGGCCCTCGGTCGCCTGAGCAGTGGCCGCTCGGAGAGAGCCCTCCGGCGATCTGGACCGGGCTCGTTAGGAGGTTCCGGAAACCATGAACAGACGCAACTTCCTGAAGGGCCTGGCGGCGGCGGTGGCTGCTCCGGCTGCAGTGGCCAAGGTGGTCGGGGCACAGCCGAAGGCGCTCGATTGTGGGCCGGGCGAGATTATCATGCACGCCAAGCACCCAGAGCTGCTGCGGAGTGGTGACATCGTCTGCCACGATGAGCGCAACTGTCACCAGTTCGTCGTCCACGAGGTCACGATCGCTGACGAGGCGTTCTCAGTGGCCTACTACACGGAGGCCGATGATGGCTGAGCACAAGCGCGATTTTGTCTTCCAACGTATCGAAGCTCTCGAGGAGAAGCTGGCGGGCCAACTCGAGGACGTGTACCGCAGGCTCGAGCTCTCCGCCCAGACCCTCACCGAGACCCAGCGGAACGCTGACCGGCTGGCCGAGCTCGTCGAGACGCTCGAGCAGACCCTCACAGAGACCCAGAACAACGCCGACGAGGACAGGCGAAAACGCGTCGCACGGTGCGACGGCCTGTCGTATCAGCTGGCGGCGCATCATCGCCACCTGGCAGCGCACGAGGCGAGGCTGGGGAAGAAGGCCGACGCCGCCGGTCCGCTCCAGGGGATGAAGTACGGCGGCCTCGATGGGCCGCTCGTCGAGGCTCGTGACCCGGAGACCACGCCGGCGCCTGAGATCCACTGGGTCACCTTCAAGGAGATGAAGCCCGACGAGCGCCAGATGATCGTGGTCGACCTTGGGAGGCAGCAGGGCGCGCCTCTCGGGTTCGTGATACAGCGATACTTCAAGGCGTCGCCCTGTGCTCCGACGCATCGCTGGGCGCCGCTCCTTCGAGCAGGGGAGGGCTGATGGGCTACGTCCCGGGCAAGCTTCACAGCATCGACGAGAGAGAACCACCCGCAGAGCCACCGAACCAGATCATCCGAGACCCGGTGACGCCGCTGATCTGGATCTGGGTCGCTGCGCCCATCGGCTGGATCGTGTTCGAGGTCGTCCGGTGGTGGTGGGATGCGTGAAGACCCGCCGAGCAGATCAGGTACTCAAGGAGGCTCTCGGCCGCTTCGTGCAGCTCAGCGCGCCGCACGGTGTCGACCCAGCACAGATCGCCGGCAAGCGGTGCAAGCTGTGCGGCGAAGGCCCTGCGACGATCATCTGCACCAGGACCCACGACGAGAGGGCCAGGCGCCGGTACCGGACCGTCTGCGCCACCTGCTACGAGCCATGGCGCGGCGAGTCGATCATGGTCCGGAAGGGTCACGTCGACGCACAGCGCGACCCAGGGGCCACCGAGGCCGCTCACGCGGCCAGCGTGTACGCTCTGGAGCTCCTGGAGGGTATTCCGGCTGGCGATCTCGCGGTGAGCGTTCTAAAGGTCGTCTACGACTGGCCGTATGATGAGGCGGCCGAGGTGGCCAGTGGCAGGGGGGAAGCCGGGCAGAGGGTGTTCGGTGCGGAGTTCCGGGGGGTTCCCGGGGCACCATGGACGGCCGACGCGGTGCGCCGCGCGGTGAAACGCACGAGAGAGAAGCTCGAGCGGCGCCTAGAAGCTGCTGAGCTGGAATGCCAGGGGGTAGGTGTGGCCAAGGAAACACAGAGCGACAGAACGTCGCAGAAGCGCGCACCCGTGAAGGACTACACCGGAGGCCCGAAGATGCGGGTCTCGGAGGTCTCCGATCGGCTGCAATGCTCACGCGAGAGGGTTCGCCAGATGATCGAGGAGGGTGACATCGTGGCGGTCGATCTGCGGAGGGACGGGGCCCAGCAGGCGGTCTACTTCGTCTATCGGCAGTCAGTTCTGGACTACGAGAAGAGCCGGCGAGTGATCCCGAAGAATTAGACGGCCAGGAGTGGGGGCTCCTGTGTCTGGCCGTCTATAGCCCTGGGGCCGCCTTGGGATGGGTGCGGCCTCAGGGTGCTGGCGGGAGGGGAGAGGGCGCGTGGGGATGTTCGACTGGGTCGACTATGAGTGCGAGTGCCCCAGGTGCGGGGCCAAGGCGGGGAGCTTCCAGACGCAGTCCGGCCCGCGCACGCTCGAGACGCTACGCCCTGAGGCTGTGCCGTATTTCTACACCGAGTGCGAAGGCTGTCACGCCTGGATCGAGGTCAGGCGAGTGACGCCGCCCGACATCGTCTACACGTTCGAGGTCTCAGCCAGGGACAGCCTCCCGGTAGTGATGGGCCGGATCTTCAAGGTCGAGCGGACGGAGACCTGATGGACTCCACCCTCGAGTTCTGCGACGTCTGCCAGGAAGACCGGCCCTCGGTCGAGTGGTCATACGGTGGCGATCGTTTCTGGGGCTACGCCTGCGAGAGGTGCCGGAAGACACCAGGCGGCCCACTGGCGAAGACGAACGCCGAGGTGAGGGTCCAGGTGGACGATCTGATGGAGCTGATCGTCGAGACCGGCCGAAGCATGGCGAAAAAGCCACGACCGACCCATCTACGCCTCGTGAAGTGAACAATTCGGCCACTTTTCTCGCCCATCTCGCCCATATCGCCCATCTCGCCAACGCCGCCATTGCGCAACCCCTCAGAGCGTGTCAGAAAGGGTCAATCTGCATCGGGTGCGCCTGATGCCTTCTCACCTCCCAGATCGGAACAGGGTCGCCTCTCGGGGCGGCCCTTTTTCGTTCCACGCTCACAGCTCGAAAGGGGGATCGCATGCCGAAGATCGAGGTGGCGATCCCCCACCATTTCGAGCTGTTCGACATGCTCGCCAGGCTCAACCCTCGGGAGCGGAAGATCTCCTGGAAGCGGGCCGTGAACGCCTCCGGGAAGGCCATGAAGGTGATGGCCGCGAAAGAGGTCGCGCGGAAGACCACGATGAAGTCGACGAAGGCAAAGAAGGCCATGACGACGGGCCGCCTGGGTCGCACAGGCACCGAGCTGGGGGTCTACTTCAGAGCCAAGACGGAGCCCATGGAGATCGGCTCAGACTTCGCCCGCGCCTTCAAGGCCAAGGGCTACCAGAAACGCGGCTCCGCTTTTAATGACCGCTACGTCGAGATCGAGATCTACAAGGGCCGGCGCCGGCGAGCTCCGCAGCCCTGGTTCGTCGCGAAGATGGAGTCGGGCCATCGTGCGCCGTTCTTCCGCGCGGGGAAGGAGCGGCTCCCGATCTACGCGGCCAAGACGACCAGCCCTGGGGTGGTGATCGCAAGCAACCGAGACCTGCGCCGCAAGATCGCGCGCAGAGGCGGGAAGGTGCTCATCCGCGAATTCATGGGCCAGCTGAAGCTCATCACCGATCGAAAGATCATCACACGGGCCCATATGGTGGGCTTCGGCAAGGCTTGACAGGGAGGCCACATGGCCCGAACAGAGATCACCGCGCAGACGCGCCCAAGCACGAAGAACCCAGCCAACAGCGCGCTCACGTGGGGGGCGACCGACGCGGTCAACCACAACAGCTTCAGCCTCTCAGGGCAGCCGATGCTCTTCATCCGCAACGATGACGTGGGGTCTCAGACCATCACACTGAAGAGCGTGGCCGACCAGAGCGGCAGAGTCGAAGACGAGGCGATCGTGGTCGCTGCTGGCGAGTACGCCATGGCGGGCCCGTTCACAGCGACAGGCTGGCGCCAGGCCGACGGGCTCTTCTGGATCGACACCACGGACGCGGATCTCATGGTCGCCGTGCTGAGGACGTGATGAGCCAGACCGCTGAGGAGTTCGTGAAGTGGCTGAGGGGCTACCTCGAAGGGCTGGGCGAGATACCCCTCAAGCCTGACCACATGGAGCGCATCCGCGAGGAGCTCGAGGACGTCAAGGTCTCGGGGGGCAGGGTCGAGGCCGTGCCGCGCAGGCACTACAGGCCGCCGACGATCGAACTGCTCCGGGCCATGCGGGGGGTCGTGATCGAGGGGCTACCTCCTGGAGCGTGGGGGATGGGTGCCCCACCTGTTCGTCGGAACGCTGCACCACCGAGGGGGACGGGCTTCCCCTGACCCAGTGAGGCCGAGAGCACCCGCTCCGGTCCCTTGGGGATACACGCTCTACCCCCGGCACAATCGCGTACAGACTCGAACTGAGTGGGCTCCCTGCAGGGGGGGGCCTGGAGGGGGGTCTCTAGGGTCCTTCTAGGGCCTCTAGCCGTGCGGGTGACGCAGGGT